GTTGCGTTCCATCGATTGTCAAACCAGCGGTTTGTTTCTTTCATTATCTTTTTAAAGTCTTTCATCGCACCACGTTTTAAATGTGGGATTGATTCAGCTACTACGCTAATCTCGGTTAAGTCAGTTTTGATTGCGAGTTGAATTAAAATAGGAAGCACTCCATACGTTTTCCCCGCTGAAGTGCCTCCTTGTATTCCTTTGACAAATTTTGTCAAAGCTCTTATCTTATTTATTACTGTTGTCCTAATAAACATTAATCCGGGAATAGAGGTTGCTCTGCAATTATAGTATTTTGAACCTGCTCTGTTAATCCGTTTAATCGTTGTGTTATACTTGGATTGTAAACTCCTGCCATACCACCCTCTATTTGGTCTTTACGTGTATGTTTCTTAATATATGAACAGATAGTTGCATAATCATCGTATCTTTTGTCTTTATTCCTTAAATAGTCCCCTAAATCTTCTATGATGTCATTGTCAGCTAACCAACATTCAAAACCCTCTATTGTCAAAGGTCGTTCTTTTTCTTTATAAACTTCCAAAGCATCTTTACCAACCCAATCTTTAACTATAAAAGGATTGTTCTTTGTTTCCTTTTGATAGGATAAGAAGTACTCTTTTAGCTTTTCAGGTGTTTCTATAAATTTAGTCCTGCCCATCGTTAAACAATTTATTCAAATCCTTTACCATTATCGCCTTAACCTTTTCGCTTTTGGTGTTGGTGTTATCCAAGCCGAAGTATTTTAAGTATAATGCTGGAATATTAGGGTTATCACTATTAAACGCTTCGCAGTCCTTACAGTCGATTTTACAAATAGGCTTTTTGTGAGTCCATTTATCCATAGTGAATTGGCGGTCCTCACATTTGGCGCATTGCTTTATTCCAACTGCTTCTGTAATCTCTTTTACTATTGTTCCGAGTTTTGGTTTTTTACTTGACATATTAATTTTTCTTTTACCATTTTATTAATTCTGTGAACTGTTTGAATGTGTATTTCTGTTTGTCTTGAAAAAGGTCGTTGTCCTTGCAAGGTGGAGCAAACAAACATCGTTCGTTCGTACCAAGTTAAATTTTTAGCAAGTTCGTCAAACTCTGGCAAAGATACATATTCATCTTCAATTATCTCAAACCTAGCAAAGTCCTCTATTAAGACTTCTTTTGTATTTAAAGTATCATAGAATAGATTTCTAAGTATGGTGTAAATATAAGAACTTTTGCAATCTTTAAACGTATGCGATTTTAAATACATTTCCTGCACAATCTCGTCGGCAAGGTCTTTGTCTTTCGTAATCTTGAAAGCCATTTGTCGCCATTGCTTATCATCTTGTGCAAGTTTTTCAATCATCTAATTACATATCTTTTCCCCTAGTGTATGAACTCCTACTAAATCTCTTTGTCTTTGCGCTCCTGTACAATCGTTTTCTAGTGTTGCTACGGTCCAAACATAACCACTAGGTAAATGAAACGTGTCAGCCCTTAAAATAGTTTCACAAGTGCAGTTTGCAGGTTCTTCTTGTCTTGCATTATCATCTGTCGAACAACTCGATAACGCTATTGCTAATATAACTAAAATTGTTTTCATAGTGTAAATGTATTAATTATTTTCTAAAGTTTTACTTTTTATTCTATCTCTTACCCAATCTGTAACATTTGAAAGAGGATCTAAATCAATTACATCATCATAAATTGTATCGTCTAGGTTGGATTTTCTACAAATTTGCCTAGCATCCATAAAAGTTATGTTTTCTTGTAAAAGATAAAGCTGAAAAATTTTTTGGTCTGTTGTAAGTACTGCAATCATAAATTATTTATTTAAAATTATTTTTTCTATTCTATTGGTTAAATTTAAAATATCTTGGGAGCTTTCAATACTCCATTTTCTAGTTCTTAATTCAAAAAAACATTCGTTATCTCGGTCAATTCCTAAACTACTAACGGCTTTAATTTCTAAAAATTCGCAATCATCTATACCATTTACGCAATTCCCATCTTGGGAAAATTTAAAAATTGCTTCCTCTAAAATTAAATTGTTATTGTTCATTTTCTAAAATTTGTTTTTCTCTAATATTTTTAATTTCTCGTTGTAGGTAGTCAACTGCCTTTTCTAAATCGTGTAACTCGTTTTGTTTTTTTCCTGCTCGACAAATGTATTTAAGTACATTAAATCTGAAAAAATTTAGGTTGTAATGTACTCCAACATCGATAAGGTCGTAATCTTGTTCAGAGGTGTAATGTAATGGTGTCATAAACTATCTAATATTTTACGAGTCGCCTCGTGGTTAAACTTCTGTATAAAATTATCATTGTAATCAAATTCAAATCCTACATAACTATTGTCATCGGTGTACAAAAACATATAGTACCAATGCCAATGCTCAACCTTATTTATCCATTTACTAGGGTGCTGTAAGTTCTTTACAATACACGACAATCTGTAAGGTCTGCCTAACTTTGAAAGTTTTGGCGTAATTGATAAGTTTAATTCGGTTGGTTTCATTTGTCAAAGATTAAAAACATTTTTTTATTAAACTAATTTTTTAACATAAAATCGTTATACCAATCCATAAACATATCAAAATCAGTAGCCACAAAGTAAACGCCACCAGCACGAATAATATTATCCCGGTATGTTTGTTGTGCTTGACTCATTCTGTCTTTACCTATCTTAACTTCAATCTTTACAGATTTACCTTTAATCGTTGCGCTTATGTCCGCAGTTCCGTTTGTAGATGTTCCTTTGATATATTGCATACTTCCTATTGTTCTTCTGCGACCTATAACATCGGTTACTATCTTAGTGTTGTCAATCATTCTTCCAGACGAACTAATACGCTCAGCTTGATGCCCTGAAAGATTAAGAAAGTCTTTAATACATTTTGTAAGTCCGTTGGCTGTTTTATCTGAATACTTTGGAACAGGAATACAATGATCTGGAAACGATGGATATTTTTCTTTTAGTTCTGTTACTGCTAGATTGACTAGGATTGTTTTGTTTGCTTTGTTCATTATAATAGTTTAAGTTGTGATTGTTCTGTTACTGGTTCTAATGTTATTTCATTATAAATAATTTCATTTTTATTATAGCTTTGTAATTCTAAAAAGAAACATTCTACACGCTGTCCTTGACTAATTTTTACATCTTCTAAATCTAAACAAAATCGCTTAACTTTTCCAATATATTGTCTACCATAAATAGTAATATTTAATGGGCAAACATTTGTATTAATTAAATAATTTTCCACATATCTTTCAAAATCTTCAATATAAAAATCAGGAGTTTCTTCAAACTTATTTATTGTTATTTTCATTTTGTATTTTTTCAATCCAATTATTTAAAGTAACTCGGCTCACGTTAAAATCTTTTGCAAGGGATGTTTTGTTTATCTTACTATCTCCAAACTTTGTTATAATCTCACGAAGTGCATCTAAACTATTTCTTTTTACTTTTCCATTCTTTACATCTGATACTTCTCTACTGTGCAAAGAATCTACTTTAATCTTCTTAAACTGTGAAATAAAGTATTGCGCTAACTTATGTGCATTTAAAATATTATCGACGGTTATAAGCATCTTTTTCATATCTTTTTTATAGAAAAAACAATCCATAAAAAACAATATTAATGCGAATCTAGGGATGTAAATCTTTATTTTAGAAATCATACTCTTAAACATTTCAGGCTCATCTTCGGAGTTTTGTATTTCACTATAACTATCAAATATTTTAACCCATTCTTTTCTCGCTTCTTCATTCATTGAAACTACAAAAGGTATTATTTCGTTGTCATCATCTTTTTTTATAAATGCTGTTATAGTATCATTCATTGATGTAATTGTATTTTCGTACCATTCTATTATATCATCTCCTAAATCTTCTTCATTATACTTTTCAGCTTTTAAATTCTGTGGATAACAAAATAAAAACCTATCAATAAAACCGCTAGAAATATTTTCGTTTGTGAATTGTTGGTCTAGTATCTCGGGTTGTATTCCACCAATAACAGAAATAAAAGGAGAGTTAATATAGAGGTCATTTCTAGAAAGTCTATTTACTATTATGCTTTCGTTACTCCAAATAGATAGCCATTGTTGTTTATCTGAACCCTCACGATATTTATTCATATCTTTAAACCATCCATCTAACTCATCTTTATTTATTCCTATTGCGTTCTTACTTTCATTATGTAAATTTATTAAGGCTTCAATAGTTGTATCACTCGCAATAAGTTGTTTTCGTTTAGGCTTTTCAATAGGAACTACATTTACTTGTTCCTTTTTTGTCATCTCGAGATATTGCTCATACTTTTGATATTTTAAAAAATAATCTTCTATTCTTTTTTTATTTATCTTTTTTATAGGAGAAATAATATTATTTACACTAGGTGTTTTTCCAAGCCCAGCTTTACCTACTAATGAAATAAAAACTACTGCGCTTTCAGTCCATCCTTTTTTAGCTTTAATTTTGAGTGAGTTTCCTATTATTACAGAAGTCATCCAAAGTAATGCACCCGCCATAAAATCTACATTAAGCATTAACTTTTTATTTGAATGCTCTAAATACATTTTTAAATGTGGAGGAAATATCTCTAATGGAAACTCTAATGTTTCTATTTTTTCTTGTTGTATTACATCTTCTTTTGGAAACTCTTTTTTTAATCTTTCGCCATAACCTTGACTATAAATATCTTTAGCTGCTGCGCTAAAATCTCCGTTATGTTTTTGAATTGTATAGGCTTGAAAAGAATTTATTAACTTTTCGTGTGGGTATATTGTACCAGTACTAAACAAGTACATACAATCACTATTTTTAAAAATATATCCTGAGTGTGGAGAAGATGCTCCGTGTCTTTTAATTATAATCTTATTTGTTAAATGTCTTATAATTTGAAATTCACTTTGTACAATATCTAATATAGAATTTTTATCGTTAAAATCTTGCCAAGGAGTTACGCCAACTGAATTAAATTCTTTTACTTTTAAAGGCTTTTCTTCTATTGGAGCAATATAGTTATACATTCTAGAAAAAGACCAAATAATCTCACGGTCTGAATCTGAAATATAATCTATATTAAAATAAGTATTTTTAGAAACGTTATTATCAGGATAAAGAAATACATAACCGAATCTTCCTCTGCTTTCAATTACAGCTTCTTTATGACCTTGTAATACTGCTATTTTTTTATTAGTATCACACCTCTTTGATTTATAAAGCAAATGATAACCATCATTTTTAGTTTTATAAACTACTACCTTTTCATAAAAGTCTAAAATATTATCATTTAAGTATGAAATAAACTCATCCCAAAAATCAGTTTTTTCTTTTGCAGTAGAAAATACTTTTAGATCAACATCAATACATTCCAAATCTTCATATCCTGTAATGATACCTACATTTTTTGTAGATGGTATTTCTTGTCCGTCTTTTTTAATAATACCACCTTTATAATTATATTGCTCAAGAAACTTATTTACAGTTAATTTTTTAGTCTGTAAATCTTTCCAAGAGAAATTAGGTGTTTTATCTTCACCTACTGTTAGCAAAGAAAATTTTTCGAGAAGTTCTGATAAATCTATATTCATATTCAAAAGAAAAACCCCATTACCAGCGGTGGTAGTCGCGTGGTAATGAGGCTTTGTAAAAATTTTTATTATTGGCTACCACTCCAACAGTTGCAAATATAAAAAAAATATCTATAATCTTATAACAATTTTGTTAAAATAATAAAAGTGTAAAGTTTTTTATAAAAGTGTAAAGTAAAGTGTAAACTTTTTTGCCAAAAGTGTAAACCTATTTTTTTTATAACTACTTAATAAATAAATACTTACAATAAAAAACCTTTAAAAAGTGTAAACTTTACACTTTTTTTGTAAAAAATATTTTTTTTACTTTTCAATTTTATTTTTAATTACAAAGTGTAAAGTTTACAAAAACGTATAGTTTCTTTGTTAACATACTATTTACCAAACTATTAAGCAAAAAAAAACTGTACACTTTTGATGTACAGTTTACACTTTAGGTTTACAATTTTACCTAAAACGGTAAATCATTGTGAACAACGCTCTGTATCACTTCCGCAGTATGCACTTGTGATGGTTCTGTTTTAGCAGCTATATTAATAGTTCCATCAGTCCAAAAGCATTTACCATTACCAACATAAAAGCGTGTAGATTTGGCTTCTCTTTGCTCTTTTGTTTGCGATACATAGGCAGTAACATTTTGACCGTATGCGTTTGTGTCATTATTGATTGAAAAATCAATACTAATTCCTTTTTCAGCTTTCGCTTTTAAGGTTGTTAAAAGCGTTTCAAGGGTTTCAATCTTGATGTAGATGTTTGATAAACTACTCATTGTAAATTGTTTTAATGTAAGTTCTAATATTTGTTACTCTTTCTTTTAAATCGGCTATAACATCTTCCGAGTATTCAATTTCATACGTTTTAATACGGAATTTTTTATCCATATTATCGTACGAATGTTTTTCTTCATAAAGTAATTCTTCAGGAGTATTTAAAAGCACATAAACAAGCCTTGCTTTGCGTTTTCCTGTTAAGTGCATATAAACCTGCAACTGATAAAAATAGTCCTTTGTAGGTATCTCATTCTCAAATAACGGAAATGTGAACGCATCCCACGAACATTTAATATCTAGTACTTCATTCTCTAGTATTAAATCTGGAGTTCCACAAAAGAAATCATCTTCAAAATACTTTTCATTCTTTAAAGCAAAAGGAATATCTAACCATTCTATGGCTTTGTCTATGGCTTCATCTTCTAACCATATCCCTTTAGATAAATATTTGTTATTGATTTGTTTTTTAATACCGTAAATCTCACTAATAAGGTATTCCTTAACGTATGATTTTGTAGTTTCTGAAATCAATTCATTTTTTGCACGAGGGTTAGTCATTATTTTACCACTCGCAGACGCTCTTATTTTGAACATAATAGTAATTCGTTTTCATTAGACAATTCATATTTTGAACGCACTTGTTCGGTTGTGTAATCTCCGCTAGTAATTGCAGTTTTTACCTTATTCCAATTCGGATGTTCGGGTGTTAACTCTATTAAAGTCAAATCTAGTTCGTAGGAAATAACATCTTTACGGTTTAAGTCAGCACCAAATAATTTACCGAAATGATCCGCAGCATCTTTTATCGCTATTGTTTTAGCCATTGGAAAAGCCATACTCAAAGCACCGTTATTAATATTGTTTAAGTCAGCAGGAGAAGTACCTTTAGCAGTTTGTAATTGTGCTGCTCCTATTCCATCGTGAAAATCCCATTCTCCAGTAATTGGATGCACGTAATGAACTCGAACTGTAACCCAAACACCGTTAAAAGAAGTACCTTGTCCTGTTATCTCAATTCTATAACGTTTAAAGATAGTTTTTAATAGATATTCAATACGCTCAATAGGCAGGTATTTATAGCCACTAATGAAAGGATGCTTTTTTACCCATTCTAGTTTAGGTTGTTGATTAAGTAAAGTTACATAAACATCCGATTTTCTTATTGATACCTTATCGGTATAAATATCATTAATCTTTGGTAGATTGCTCATAGTCTTGTATTTCTGTTAATAATTCCGCTAGGTGTTCATCGCTTACACTCTCGGTTATATCTCTACCTGATAAAGTTTGTATAGATAGTAGTTCAATCTCGTTATCTAAATGTACATCGTACTCAATAGATAGGTCTTGGAAAATTTCTTGTTTGCTCATAATTTGTTATTTAAGTTTAATAATACTGCAAACCTACAACAAACATTTTAAATAAAAAAATTATTTTATTGTTATTTATAAATTATTTTATTCTATATTTGCCCTATCAAACTTTAAAAAATAACATTATGAACAGATTTCAAAAAAACGATTGGCAGTATTTAATTGCGTTTGGCGCAGCAGTATGGTTTTTAACGCAAATAATATTTAGATACTAATGAAAACAGCAATGCAG